TCAATGGAAATAACCTGCACGCCAGACCTTGGTGTGGTGCTTCCGCCCGATGACATGCCCTACACAACACTGTGTGAGAGGGCTGCGGCTGCTTGCAAGACCATACACATGCTTGCAGAGAACGGTCTTCCTGGCCAAACCTTGGAAGAACAGCCCGAGGATGCCAAGGTCGTCGAAGACATCGTGACTTCGTTCGCTCAGGACGAGGAAAAGACCAATCAGATGGTCACCACAGCCCGGTTTTCGGCCCTCCGACCGGCTGTAATCCTGCAAATCGACGAGCATCTGACCGAGTTCAACCACATCGTGGTGCGTAATGCGGTGCAGATCCGCACGTTCGTGACCAATAAACTCATTTTGGAGTCCTCCAACCCCGACGCGAGGGTGCGGATCAGGGCTCTGGAGTTGCTTGGCAAGATCTCTGACGTGGGTTTGTTCACGGAACGCTCGGAAGTGACGGTCAACAACCGGTCTACGGACGACCTGAAGTTGTCTTTGCGTGAAAAACTGGAACTCCTGCGTTCTAGGAACCGTGCGGACGTGGTGGACGTGCAGGATGTCCAGAAAATGGACACCCCCGAGCCAGAATTCACCCATACGGTGCCCGAAACCACCCTAAACGGCTCACTTTTGGACGTGGTGGACGCGGAATTTGGTGATCTGGGGGTGCAAACCCCCGTAGAAGTCGCTCCAAGCGTAGAAAACTCACCCGAAGCCCAGTAAATGGCCGGTCAGACCCCCGTCTCTGTTATTCCAGACCTTGCAGACCTCTCTGACGAGGATATTGACCTGCTGGTCGAGAACTTGGACAGTTTTGACGAGGACGAGCAGCAGGAGATCATGCAGGTTGCCGAAGCCTTGGCTGATCGGCGCATGGCCGCACGCTGCCGGGACGACCTGATTGAGTTCTGCAAGGCGATGCAGCCGGACTACAAGGTGGGCAAGCACCACCGGATCCTCGCTGACATCCTGATGGGGGTGGCTGAGGGAAGAAAAGACCGGGTGTGCGTGAACATCCCGCCCCGGCACGGTAAGTCCCAACTCGTCTCTATATATTTCCCGGCGTGGTTTATCGGGAAGTACCCCAACAAGAAGGTTCTGATGGTCAGCCACACGGCTGACTTGGCAACCGACTTCGGACGCAAGGTGCGGAACATCATCGACACCGAAGCGTACAGAAAGATCTTTCCAACCGTTACCCTGGCTCAGGACTCCAAGTCCGCAGGGCGGTGGAACACCAACGTGGGCGGCGAGTACTACGCCTGCGGCGTGGGTTCGGCTCTGGCCGGACGGGGTGCTGACCTTCTATTAGTAGACGACCCGCACAACGAGCAGGACATCATCAACGGTAACTTTGATGTGTTCGACAAGGCGTACGAGTGGTTCACCTACGGTGCACGTACCCGTCTGATGCCCGGGGGCCGGGTGGCAATCATCCAGACTCGGTGGCACTTGAGCGACCTGACCGGGCGCGTGACCCGGGATATGGCACAGAACGCAGAAGCCGACCAGTACGAGGTGGTCGAGTTCCCGGCGGTGTTTGAAGGTAAGGACGGCTCACAGCGGGCGCTGTGGCCAGAGTTCTACGACGTGCCTGCACTGATGCGGACTAAGGCATCCATGCCTCTGTTCCAGTGGAACGCCCAGTATCAGCAGAACCCCACCGCAGAAGAAGCCTCGGTCGTCAAGCGGGAGTGGTGGAACGAGTGGACAAAGGAAGATCCGCCCGAGTGCGAGTACGTGATCATGTCCCTGGACGCCGCTGCCGAGACAAACAACCGGGCTGACTACACCGCGCTGACCACGTGGGGCGTGTTCATGAACGAGGAGAGCACCGGGCCGGGGGCGAACACGTACAACATCATCCTGCTCAACTCTATAAAGAAGCGCGTGGAGTTCCCCGAACTCAAGAAACTCGCCCTTGAGGAGTATCAGGAGTGGGAGCCCGATGCGTTCATCGTTGAAAAGAAGTCTTCGGGTACGGCGCTGTATCAGGAGATGCGGCGTATGGGTTTACCCGTGCAGGAGTACACGCCACACCGGGGTAGCGGAGATAAGTTAGCGCGTCTAAACTCCGTTGCAGACATTGTGCAGTCTGGCCTGTGTTGGGTTCCGCAAACCCGATGGGCTGAAGAAGTCGTGGAGGAGATCGCAGGATTTCCGTTTATGAGCAACGACGACTTGGTGGACTCCACGGTGATGGCACTCATGCGGTTCCGTCAGGGCGGCTTCATCCGTTTGCCTACCGACGAGAAGGATGAGATTCGCTATTTCAAGAGCCCGCGCCGAGCCGGGTACTACTGAGGATTAGTTTATGGCAACCAACTTTGACCCCGCACTGAGTCCCTTGGATCCCATGCTCATGTCTGATGAGCCTGCTGTGGAGATCGAGATCGAGGATCCTGAGAGCGTCAACATCCGCGCAGGTGGGGTTGAGATTGAACTGGAGCCCGAAGACGAGACGGCGGAGGACTTCGACGCAAACCTCGCCGAGTACATGAACGAGGGTGCCCTGGAGACTTTGGCATCCGAGTTGGTGGGTCTGGTGGACGCGGACATCTCCAGTCGTAAGGACTGGTCAGATATGTACGTCAAGGGACTTGAAGTCCTGGGGATGAAGTACGAAGAACGCGCCGAGCCGTGGCTTGGAGCGTGCGGTGTGTACTCGCCCATCCTGACCGAGGCGGCGATCCGGTTCCAGTCGGAGATGATCACCGAGACATTCCCGGCTCAAGGCCCGGTCAAGACCCAGATTATTGGTGAGGTCACTCGTCAGAACGAGGAAGCGGCGGAGCGGGTTCGTGACGACATGAACTATCGCCTGACCGACGAGATGATCGAGTACCGCCCGGAGCATGAGCGGCTGCTCTACAACCTGGGCCTCGCAGGTGCCGCGTTCAAGAAGGTGTACTACGACCCGACGATGGGGCGGCAGTCTGCACCGTTCATACCGGCTGAAGACATCATCATGCCCTACGGGGCGTCAAACGTGTACCGTGCCGAGCGCGTCACGCACGTGATGCGTAAGACAAAGAATGACCTGAAGAAGTTGCAGGCCGCAGGGTTCTACCGCGAGGTAGAACTGGGCGAGCCCGTGCGGATCTTCACGGACATCGAGAAGAAGAAAGCCGAAGAAGGTGGCTACACCCTGACCGACGATGATCGGTATCAGGTGATTGAGATTCACGTGGACTGGGACATGCCCGGTTACGAGAGTGAGGACGGGGTGGCATACCCGTACGTCGTCACGATTGATCGGGGGTCACAGAAGGTTCTGGCAATCCGACGTAACTGGGAGGAAGGCGATGAGCGACACCTCAAACGACAGCACTTCGTTCAGTACACTTATATCCCTGGCTTTGGTGCTTATGGCCTTGGCTTCATTCATATTATTGGTGGCTATGCTCGTGCAGGGACCGCGATTATTCGCCAACTGGTAGACGCTGGAACGCTGTCTAACCTCCCAGGCGGTCTGAAGACCCGGGGTCTGCGAGTCAAAGGCGACGACACCCCGATTGCCCCGGGCGAGTTTCGAGATGTAGACATCCCCTCGGGGGCGCTGCGTGACAACATCATGCCGCTGCCGTACAAGGAGCCGTCGCAGGTTCTGGCAGCACTGCTTGACAAGATTACCGATGAAGGCCGTCGCCTAGCGGCTATCGCTGACCTGAACATTAGCGATATGTCGGCCCAGGCTCCGGTGGGTACGACGTTGGCTCTGTTGGAGCGCCAACTCAAGACGATGTCGGCTGTGCAGGCCCGCGTGCACGACAGCCTGAAGATGGAGTTCCGTCTGCTCAAGCAGATCATCAGGGACTACATGCCGGAGGACTACTCTTATGTCCCCGTGGGTGGCGACCGCGCTGCCAAGCAGGCTGACTACGACCTCGTGGAGGTGATTCCGGTCTCTGATCCCAACGCCTCGACGATGGCGCAGCGGATCATGCAGTATCAAGCCGCTCTCCAGTTGGCTCAAGGTGCCCCGCAGATCTATGACCTGCCGCACTTGCATCGTCAGATGCTTGAGGTCTTGGGTATCAAGAACGCCGAGAAGTTGGTGCCGGTCGAGGAGGATCAGAAGCCTCGTGACCCGATCAGCGAGAACATGT